TTCCGTCGGTCGCTCTACGAATATCCACAGATCCTTCATACTGATACAGACAAACGCCGTCCTGATCGGTAACCGTGATAACAGCCGTGTCAGATTCTTCTGGCGTATAGATCGTTAACGGCTCAGGTTCAAAATCAGTCGTCTTTGTTAATTTTGAGCACGCTGTTAAACTTAAGACTACCAAAAATAGTAATGCCCATTCTTTTAAATTCATATACTTAAACCTCCTTTGATCAGATTTGTAATAGTAGCGAGCTTCACAATTTCGGTCATTCCCCTATCTATTAAATATTTCCTTATCCAGTAACTATCCGTTACAAAGTATTTCATTCGTAACCCTCGAACGGAGTCAAGCTGGTGTCTGTATGTTGTTTTGTAATAGATCCGAAACCGTTTTGTATAATGTGGCTCCTCTCTTTCAAATACACTTTTGTAAGGTGTCCAACGCACTTGCAAATTTTTTATAGGATCTTCAATCTCCCGTCTGTATACTTCCTCTAAACATCTCCCAGAAGTTGATGTGACTAAAATATCAATGGTATCGACTGGTTTAATCATAGTTTATTGTATTTCCTCCATTTCTACCTCATAGTACGGACAATTTTCAATGTAATAGTCTAAACAACCGTATACTTAGTCATAGTAAGGGCAATTTAAAATTCGATAAAGTTCGTCCTCTCTGGTTCTTTCTTGTTCGAAATATCATTTCTCTCCATTCATCGTTTTAATCTTCGCGTTAATGTCATGTCATCCCCGTTTGCGACATCGAACCCCGTTACTAAGAAGTAAGCTTTTGTTTTTTCTATGATTGGACTTGTCTTTCTTTTTTCGAAAAAATCACAACAGCATGAAGTTTCAAAATCTGTTGGATCAAGGTCATATTCTTTCTTGCAATCTTCCGATTCCGGAAAGCATTTCATCAAATTTTTATTCGAATGTACACAATATGCACATCCGGGACAAGTTTTTCCAACTAATCCCATTTTGCAAATCTCCTTTCATTGAATTTTTTCTTCTGAGATAACGCTCGACTGATCGCCAAATCGATCCCACTATGACTTTTCAAATGATAGTAATATAAATCGGTATCCGGAGTATTCAATCGGTCGATTCGTCCGGATGCTTGTTCCATTATCTTGTATGAATAATTCTGAGAATAGAATATAACGGTGTCTGTTGTTATACAATTCCACCCATCGCACCCAGCTGTATACTGCACCAGATAGACCCATGAATTCGTTTTTGGCAATGGATTATGAGCATGCCCCGACCATTCTGCAACTTCTACCTCCTTTCCATACTCAATTGATTTTAGCAATTCTCGTTCATAATCAAAATTGTAGAAGATGATCAATTTTGGATGCTCCTTAAAAACATCCAGAAGCGCGTTTAATCTACTGGGGTCTTCATTTACGATTCTTCGTAATACGTAGCATAAACCAGACGCTTGACTGATTGGTTCTTTTTTATATGGATCCCATCTGGTTTTATAGACATCCTTATACATAGAACGATTATAGGAGCACCAAATATCTTCGTGATGCGATATAGTTTTTCGATTAAAATCCATGTCAACTAGAATGCGATCGCGTAGCCGTTCCAGACGTCTTATACCTAAATATCGAACGACTTTGGGAAATTTGGCATATTGGTCATATACAAGATGTTCTTGTCTAAACTCCGTAATGTTTTTGTAGAAACCATTAGCAAGGAAGACCGGAATATAATCCTCCCATTTATCCCCAGGCGTAGCAGATAAAAGGATCCACCTGTTGCTTTTCGTGATTCGTAAGAAGCTTTTTGACCAAGCACCATATCCTACCACACGCTGTTCGTCAAATATAAAGAAAGCATCTTTTATTTCGGCGTATTTTTTAATATTATTCCAAGAATCTACAACAACTTTGTTTCCTACCAGTTTGTTTTGTTCTGGATTGGCAGATAGTAAGAAAGGCGCTAATTCTTCATCCCATTCTAGTGTATCTCGCTTTCTGGCTGTGGTGATAATATAAAGGTCTTTTGGGTGGCTTTTGGATAATACATATGGATCTAATACACCGCATTGCTCCAAGGTATAATAAGCAAGGGAGGTCCTGGACTTTCCAGAACCAACCCCACCACAAAGAATACAGCCATTATGCATTTTCCGAATCGCGTCTAGTTGATAGTCATATAACTCAATCATTTTGCGATCGATTCCAAACGCTTCGTCAATGCTAATTCAGCATCTTCTTTATCAAAATGCCAGTTTTTAATATCGCTGGCGAATTTCTTTCCTCGGCCCATATAGCTTTCCGTGACAACAATCGTGCCCCATCCAGAAATAAAAGCCTCCAGATACATGTCTACAATTTTATGCTCGATAACTCGCTTGTATGTGACGGACGGCTCATACAGCACATCCCCAATTCGAATTTCATTTTTCATCGTTCTTTCTCCTTTCTTTAGCTAACTTCTTTCGGTTCAAATCCCATAAAATCAAAACGGAAATGCTCTGCGCAATCCGGACAAAGATCATAATCACACACAAGAGAATCAGTAGCATGTCGTACTTCGATCCTTATATTACAATTTTTTCTTTCATAAATTTTTCCGCACCTGTCGCATCTCTTAACGTTTGCCATATTTCATACACCTCTTTCTTTTGATTAATACCATTTACGAATCATTCCAAATGTTGTGACAATATTACATTGATCGCTTAACAAAAAGTTCAAGCCGACACTGGATACACATCGATCGTTAGTCTCTGTCACTTTCATTAATGCAGTTTCCGTGAAGTAGTAAATATCATAGGATTTCTGATTCGAGAAACGGAACTTTTGATACAGTTTCAGACCAAGCCGATGCCTGACCAAAAATATCACTAATCGCTTTGTCATAAGTCTCCTCCTGTTTTTACTAAATCGTTATGTATCCCACTCAAATGTACCTCCAAACACGTATTCAGGTCTATACGAGCTAGCATTAACCTCTCTTCCATTATTGACCAAGCTCTAGTTGTACAGTTGCGCGAATCATATATCTCGATTTGAAACATATTAAAATCTTCCCAATACTTGGTTGTGACATTGAGATCTGGGTGCTGTTTTAAAAACTCTTCTAATTTCATACGGAACCTCTTTCTTTTTATTGGAAAGCCTCATCCCTTACGAGTTAATGCTCCATACCACTTTGCTTCCCATGTCCGACGCCCTCATTTATTACTCGACGGATTTCCCAAGATTTAAAGACCCTCATTTAAGAGGGCCTAGTCACTGAAGAGAAATATCTCTATCGATCTGCATACTTTGTCTCATTTGCTCATCTAAATATCTCAATTGGCATCACCCCCTATTAATAAATGGCACTTCTTTACTCCTCCGGACACTCTTCTTCTGCGTATCGCTCCTCAAACCGATCTATAATCTGGAATACCTCCATGGCGGAGAGATAGGCGGAACGGAAGGGACCTGAAAGTCCGGCTCCATCACCATCGTATGGCCGAATATCCAGATCCACGTGATCGATGTCTACGTTATCCAGAATATCCACAGTCTCCTCGGTCAAAAGCCGTCTAGCTCTACCGGACCGCAGATAAATCTTAGGCCCACGGCCATTGAAGTTCACTTTTACAGGAAGATACATAAAGGGCGGCTCACCCTCTTCTCTGGCTGGTTTGATGTGTACATTCCATCCTTTTCCCCAATCATTTTTGTCGTTTACCAGAAGATCTGCAATCTCTTCGTTAGGTATAACCACTGCAAAGTTCCGATCGCCTTTCCGATTGTATTTGTCGCCTCTTCCTTCAAAGTTTTTGTAAATGATCCTAGCCTCATCAATCTGCAAATTTCCGTTTGGTGCAATAACAAGCTTCATAATATTTTCTCCTTTTTATAAATTTATTAATATAATAATGTTGGCATATAATCTAAACTACATAAAAGTAAAAGTTTTTAATTATTCTGCGTTCGGTTCAGAGCAATTTTCGTCAGTTGCCTCATCAGCGTCATCTTTTTTTGCCCAGTCTCGAAGTGTATGGCTTATAAAAGATACCGTAAGCAATCCACCCATCACCCCGATAGACAATCCATATCCCGCCTTTACACATGTCCATACAATACTTCTTTTCATGTTTCATACCTCCTTAGATTAAAAAATAAAGGACCCTGATCAAAGTTGACCAAAGTCCTACATGAACAAAGTTACTTCCGTTTGATGAAGTTTAAAATTTTGCACACTCCTGCTGCGGCAAGTAACGACACTCCTGCTACGGCGACCCCCGCGATAGTTCCATCACTTGACCCTGCAATATAGCTGGATTTTACTACCTGACTCATTGCTTCCGGATTTTGTGAACTCCATCTTTCCAGAATTTGCCGTTCCTCGTCGTTTCTTGCTTTCACATTGATAGTTTTTATTTTCTCCATTTTTCAAACCTCCTTAAAATTGTTTTTCTTTGTTCTCATAAAACCCTTTGTAATTTACGCGACATCTTCGTCAAACGGAACTTCCTCGTCGGCACCAACTGGAATATTCATGAAGTCTTCTCGTACCGGAGAAATATAAGGATCGTCCGATACAAACCATTCAAAGTCGCCATACTTTGAAATGGCGTCCACCGCTTCGTCGACAAGGGTTTCATAATACGTTTTGTCGATAACAGAGCTATAATCCGTATTTCGTATCATTTCTGATTCCAGCCATCGATATCCAGTGGTGCCCGTAGCTGCATAATATTTTCCATTTTGTTCCCGCCTTAATAACCCGCCGCCTTTTCCAGGAAGAACCGGACAAAATTGTCCCACTCGCCCGACGAAATGATAATCATGGCCTTCTGCAATCTGCTCTACTAACCCTTTTGCTTCGGACTCAAAGGTGGTATCGGAGATTTTTCCTTTCTTGTAATCTGTCTCCAGTTTATCCAATTTTTTCTCCAACATAGATACATCAGGAAGCGTTTCATTTGTATCCAAATATAAAGCAGATTTTACAGAGAATGTCTCGCACATATCATCGAACGTGATCGGCTCTTTGGTAAACAAGGTCTTCAATACATACGGGATCTGGAACTGCTTACCAGTCGCGTCCCATTTTCCGCCTTTCTTGGCATTCTTCTTCGGCACATATCCATACATCTGCTGACAGCTTTCCGCGTCTTTATATTTAGCAATATAAACGGCGTCGTTTACTAAACACATACGATCGTAGGTAGCCTCGTGCTCGAAAGTATAGCCATATCGCTCGCCAAAATCCATGACAAACTGAATAATATCCGGTGTGGCATCTGGAATTTTAATGGAGTCGGTTTTGATGTGGGCCACGGTGTAACCTTTCTTTTGTACCGCTTCGCAAAGATCCACCATAAAGAGAGCGCCTCGTTTCGCAACGATGTTATCTTTATTTCGAAGATCTCGGAACGGATTTTCAAAGCCTGCTTTGGTAAGTCCGTATACCGAATTGATGGCTGTTTTTAATGCATTGGCCAGATCATCGGATGTGAATTCTCCTGCTTTGACTCTTGCGATGTAGGGTTTTAACTTTCCGCCAAGAATATGATCTACAATATCCCATGCCTCGTGCTTGATGTCCACACGTCCTTCCACAATATCACGAAAGGCCTTTGTATAGCGTACACCAAACAATACTTCTGCAATAAGACTATGGGGATGCATACTGGCAATATCCAGAAGCGCTACGTTTCCATACATACCAGGTGCAGCAATGACAAGTCCTCCTTCTCCCACTTCAACTCCTTTGTAAGTGGATTTTCCATTCTTATACTCGTATCCGGGAAAATAAGGAAGGATACTGTGCGCGTCGCCGTGAGTATGCTCCATCATCTTCGGGCAGGCTTCTTTTAAGAAAGCTTCCGTCTCACTGTCCAGTTCTAACACTGGATCTGCTAAATTTCTGTAATTGAATTCGGACTGCGGCTTCTTGTTATCGCCAAATATAATTTTGGTGGTCAGCGTATTGGTGGTATCGTTGACAGACATGCCTGCCAAATCAGCTAGGATCTGTCTCGCTATCCAGTCTGCTTTCAGATAATCAAAAGCAGCTTCCGTGGCAATCACGTCATTCTCGCAGTAATCACCCACCAACTCCCATTTGCCTTCTGGAACTGGCTGATCCCATGGCATACCAAGCTCCTGATGATGAATTCCCATCTCGATCTCTAGTTTCTTAAGAGATTTTTTATTACCAGCCGATGCAAAATCGTAAATATCCGTATAGGAAAGATTGTAAGCTGCACCAAAGAAATACTCTCGGTTTTCGCCTTTCCCAGAATTGACAATCTTTTGTGACAGCTTGTAAAGCTGCTCATTGGAATATCCAAGAAGTCTTGCGTAAAGCATGTGATTGTCGTATCGCCGGCAGTTGAACCCAACTAAATTGAATTTCAAAAGCGATTCAATTTCTTCTGGCTTTGGGTTATAGAGTCGTACCACCGGTTTTCCTGCGCCTCGAAACTTATAACATACCAGGAACAAATTTGGGAATATCTCCACATCGTAGAAAACCAGATCATCCTGGCTAACTTCTTCTGTCTGCTTTGCTCCTTTCACCTGATCCTCTGAACAAAAGTGCATTTTTTTCACTTGTTTCAAACAATAATCTGCGTTATGTGTGCTTTGGGCTGCAAACGCAATCACTGCATTTTCAAAGTCGGATACATCATAGGACACACCAGTTTCATATGCTTTATCCAGCGTATCTTTTATGAAGTCAATACTGCACTTGGTGCTATGAGGCGGGTATTCTTTGTTTAAGCTTTTCTTGATGATCGTACGAATGGCTTGTTCGTTCTTATAAATATCCATATCGATCATTTTTTTCTTCACCTCTCTTATTGGTAATCCTGAACTAATAGTTGCAATTGGCTTATCGTTACATTTTGTCAGTTTCCGTCGAAGGGACATGTTTCCAGTAAATACCTTAATCTCGATGCTATCCGAAAATATCCGGCTTAACTCTTCCGGATCTCCCGTATAAATATAATGTAAGTGGATCCCTTGGCCACCTTTGGACACCTCTGCGTAGGTTTCTGGCCATTCACTGGCGGCCGCTAAGTTTTTCTCTAGACTTTTGTTTCCCTCTTCGTCTTTTAAATCGAAGTCAATGACGATATGATTCAAAGGAACCTTCACATAATGAAGTTTATGAGTGTCAATATCCTTTAACCTTAAGACGACTTTGTCCCAGGTTTGTTTTGGGGTTTCGTTTTTGGTGGCGTACTGGGCTGGGGAACCGGTGTATTGCTTGTCAAAGGTAGAAGATTGGCCATCCTCCAAGACAATCCAAGTATTTCTGGTTTTTTGTTTCAGTCGATCATCTTCATTCTCCTCTTTCTTCTCAAAAATATCCGTCTTAAATCCTGTATATCGACATTTTCTAGCCGGACCATCCTCAAAATCTTTAAAGTAAGTTCGAAGCTCCTCCTTAAACACGCGTTTCGTATATGGATAAGGAACTTTGGCGTCCTCGCAATATTGATTATACATCTTCCATGCGACTTCTAATGTAGTTCCATTGTTTTCCACAAACACATGATAGGAATCAATAATGAAATTGTAAAAATCATTGGACGCCACCATCATATGAGTCGGCACGTAATCATCGTAGTAATTCGGATTTTCCAGATACACATCTCGACAATGACACGCGATACCGCCAAGTTCAAATTTGATATGTCGCATAGCCTTATCATATTCTTTTCTTGGAACTCGATTTCCGGTCGGCGTTACGTCAATCAGTCTTCGCAAAAGACCTGATTTGGAATCGGTAATCTTGACTGGTTTGTTGGTTCCTAGAAATAGGAATGCTTTGAAACGATGCGGATAGGAAGATTTATACTTTTCGTTCACTTCCATCCATTCATGCGAAACAAGACTATTAAGTCTCGTGTTATCCTCAATGCGAGATAAGTCGCCCTCGTGCTGAATTCCAACCAGCGGATTCGAACGAAACGCCTCCAATGCAAATTGGTGACCGGAAGACCCTAGCGCTTTTGCATCAAACACAGAATAATATCCATCGAACAACATCTGAATAATGTTCAAGATGGTGGATTTACCTGTTTTTGGAGCTCCATAAAGAACTAGGAATTTTTGTATCTCTTTGGAGCCCCCTGTTACAATCGATCCAATAGCCCATTCTAGTTTATGGCGCTCTTCTGGAGAATATAAAGTCGACATGAGAATTTCATAGGATGAAATATCACACGGCTCCAGCGCATATGATAACCTTTTACTAGCATAGTCTTCTTTATTCACGGGAGAATTAGAAAATACCAAAGTTTCATCTAACATATGAAACGAGTCCCTAGACTGCTTCTGACAAAACTTGTGCCATTTATCGATCATGCCTGAATCCGAATCCCACATGTGCAAAACTCGAACCGCTGCACCGTCAAACTGTGCTTTATTGTCTGCTACGAATTTATCCAGTTCCCGATCGATCGCATTTAAGGCGTCGCCTTCCTCCGTTGACCAAAGACCTTTCTCTTCTAGCCAAATCGCGTAGAAATCACCACCTCGGATCATCAAATCCTTGCTTTTTGGATACAGCTTAAACTTTGGAAAAATATCAAACCCACTTTTTGTTGGTTTTGACGAAATTACCAAGAAGTCAAACACATTCCTCAAACCTCCTTTATTACGTAATTGTGTCGAGATACATCAGGAGCTGTATCCAGATTTCTACATCTCGCATATTCTTTTTTGAGTTTGGAACTGTAAACAATCCGCCGTCTCCATCGTATCCATATGTGCGATCAAGCAAAATATTTATCCGATCGTTCACATACTTACGGTCAAATCGATCGTCTGTCATATCAGAAAGATGCAAATTGGAAATCATTCTCCAAAACCAAAAGGTGCTTCTGTCTCCAATCTGCGGGTCGTCCATAATCGTTTCTTCGCACCGAAGCGCTAATCCGACCATCATTTCCAACACGGTGCATTTATCTATATCGTCCGTGATCTTTCCGGCGATTATGTCAGCTTGGTTAAAATCCTGCCGTTCTTCTAGACCAAACCGAAAACGGAGGGCAATACCATCCTCCGCTCGGTTTTTATCGTTCGGGATACGAATGTCAAATGGAATACTGTGCAGCTCCATCAGCAATCTTCGATAAGAAATATCCGCAGAAAACATATCATGTGTCATCATAGCATATAACCAATCGAAGTATTTATTTGTAATACTGTTCAACTGTATTCCTCCTAACAATAAATATCACTGTACTTTTGCGTGTCCGCTAAGATTTCGTAATCGATCCGCTGCTTGTCATTTCGCACATATACGGTATCGTCCTCGTACTCGCCAAAGTGCGATAAAGAATCTTTCCCTACGAGTTCGTCAACATTTTCAATTACGTCGTCATTTTCATAAGTCAGAACACCGTCGTCATAGTAATTCAGACTTACCGTGCGGTAGCCGGTCTCTCCGACTTCGTCTGGCGCAATTACATAAGGTCTTTCATCGCTCACGACATCTTCTCCTTTCTTCTTTTTTTCTGAAATTTCTTTGTCCTCTGATGTCTTGTATTTTTCCGCCATCAGCTCATACGCGCGCTTTTCGATTCGCTCGTTCGTCACGTTTTCAATCTCTTTTTCTCGTTCATGAAATCGTTCGATTACAGATTCCGTGTCTTCTTTTACTTTCTCCTCATACTGTTTCCGGTATGATTCTTTAGTTAAAAGAACACCCGCTAAGGAACCAACTAGGGCTCCCGCGGCAAACGATACAAATATCACTGCTTTACTCATACTCTATAAACCTCCATGGATAGTCGAAAATATCTTGCGGACTTATTCACATCATATCGTAAATGTTGCCGTCCACATTGAAATCGAGAATGATGTTCTTCTCCAGTCCGTTGATGAATCGTCTGGCTGCTGGATCATCTGTATTAAACAGGCCGAAATCTACATAATTATCTCCTACCGGATGCTTCTCATCATAAATCCATCCAACTACATGACCGGCTTTAGTGGGGGCGAAACCAAGCATCTTATATACATCATTCAGGAATAAATATCCCTGCGCTTTCAGTTTCTGGTTTGCATACGCCTGTTGTTTCAAAAGAAACTGCTTGTTGTATTCTGGATCCTTGGTGTAACCAATGCAACCATCATCATAAATGACTGAAAACGGACTGCGCTTATTGGGATCATAAGACTCTACTTCTTTGACAACGGTCTTCTCTTTTCCGCTTTTAGTAGTTACCGTCTCTTCTACGGACTCTTTAGTAATGCCGTAATATAAATCGCGCTCCGCATCTTCCCCAATCTGCGCAGCAACGCGTTTCCGATACTCTTTCAGACCCTGGTCAATAGCAGCATAAGCGGCAGCAAGCGCGGCATTTCGTTTCCGCATAATATAATGGGAACCTACAATTCCAGAAATAGACAGAATACCAAGTGCCACGGCCGGAGCATATAGTTTTGCTACTTCCAAACCAGCTTTCACATAGGTAACCGTCAGCTCTTTCTGCATATCCTTTTCGGTATACTCTTCTGAATATCCATGCTCATCAACAAAGTCATGGATTTCCTGGATCCGTTCCCGCTTTTCCTTTAATGTATCATCAAGATGCATAGTTGCTCGGCAGGCCATCACGGTACTTCCAATCACACCTCCAATACCGAACACCAGCATAATTTCTGGGGAATGCTTTTTCGCTTTGAATTTTGTTTTTGACATAACACTTTTTACAGTTGATACCATATTATTTTTCATCTTCTTTATTCTCCTTTTCATTTTCGATTTCAGTTAATGATTTAATCATTGCTTCACAAATACCACGCCAAACAATAGATATAACATCGTTTGACTCTGGGCTTGTAGTTTCATAATGTCCACAATGACAAGAGCAGCATGGTCCAGATTTCGGATAATCTGGAATAAATTCATCAAAATGGATGTTTTTTCTCTGCAATATCATTCTTCTTTTCCTCATGATCAATCAGCCAATTCAAATACACCCGTGCTTTCTTTAAATCTTCCAGGCCGTTTTTCTTTTTCCATCGGCAAATGTACTTGATAGCATTTCCGGTATAATATCCTTCGACCCCCTGGCAATCTTCTGTAAATGCCCGGATGGCTTCAATAACTTCTAATCCAGACTCACTCTGATAATGATTCGGGTGATTTACAGGGTCATTTTTTGTTTCCGCTTTCGGCGTATAAGCTATCGGAAGCCCGGATTCTCTCAACGGCGCATCAACGCACGCTCGGCACGTCTCATCTTCACGATTCGGCTTATTTTCTACAGCGCGAATGCAGCCTTCACAAGTTGTAAATACTTCCATAGTTAACCTCCTTAATCTATTGGCATAGCTTTTGGCAATTTTAAAGTATAGCCGTCTCGAACTCGAACAATATCAGCAGTTCGAAGAGACGTCCATCCATACTTATTGTCTGTATAGTTACACGTAAGTCCAACCAGATCATACAGATCGGCTACTTTCACAAGACCGTATGTTTCTACTATTTCATTCATACGATCTAGCACATCAGCAGCGTCTCCTCTAGTATCCAAGATTACATCGTCGAAATCATAGCCGTCCCTTCTATAATTGGACGAGCGACTAGATGAGTATTCGCTGCCTCCTCGATATCTAGTATCATAAGACACATAGTTAGATCTGGAACGGCTTCTATCGCCTCTTCTGCTATCACCAAATAGCATCATATTTACCGCGTCAGTGACTACATCGGACAACGCGTTTTTTAATGCCGGGACTAAAACATCCATAATCACATGGTTTTTCACATTCCCAGCATCTTCAGATATAAGCGCATTCCCGATACGGCTTAATTCACTTTTCTTTTTTCGTTTCGCCGATCCAGAAACAATCTTTTCCTGTTTCTCTCGTTCTTCCTTCGCCGCTTGCTCGGCTTTGTATTTGTGTGAATTTGGCGTGTATTCAGCCATTAGTCCACCTCCTCTAGTTTTCCTGGCAAAGTAATATTTGCAGATGGAATAAAATTATTCTGCTTTTTAAACTGATAGGCCAGGTTGCTCCTTGCTTTTTCGGGAGTCGCGGCTATGGTTTCTCCAGTCCATTTATTCATGATACATTTATTAAACCACATAGCCGGCCCAGAATATCTATACTTTTTCATGTACTATTCCGCCTTTCAAAAAAAATAAGAGAGGCACCTGTTTCAGATACCTCTCATCAAACACGACTCACTTTTTTGTTTTGGAATTTTCCACAACGTCATTCTCGAGATCTTCTTTCTCATACTCTTCTTCCGGCATACTTACAATGTAGCCCGCTTTCTCAAGGTTCCGAATCGCTCGTTCCTCTCTTTTTCCTTTAAGTTTCTTCCATCCAAGACCGACACCTGCCGCCACTCCGGACACAAGAAGCCCTCCGATAATGATCGGAACAATACTTCCGTTTCCTTCTTCTACCTGCTCATTGCTCTCCGGTACAAGATCATAAGTTTCCTCGTTCATTACTTCGTTTGTGTTATTCATTTCTTCCATGATAATACCTCCTTTTGGTAAGTTTATGTTCTCATAATATACGGTGTTTTTTTCGCGAATCAATACTCATGGTAATTGAGTCTTGGTTCAATATTGTAGCTGATTACCATACACGGTGTGCCATCCTCCGTGATTTTGGAGTCAAACAGCACTTCGAATGGATACTGGTCAATGTTCCAACCTGCTCGTGCTCCAAACGATGTATAGGGAAGCCCGATCTTCTCATAGAAATCGTTCAATGAGATAAACATTTCATTTTGCAGCTGGTAATTGCAATCATTTACCGCCGCTCGGATGGTCTCCCGATCAGACTTAAAATATCTACCGGATAAATCATCATAACATAAAACTGTTCCCGTTCCAATCATAACTACTTCTGTTGATTTGTATGGGACTTCTTCTCTTCTCTTATCAGCGGCTTTCTTTTGAATTTCTTTGACTTTCTTTTCGCCAATCTCCTCAGTAGCGGCTTCTCGGAAAGTTGTAAGGGCTGTTTCAGAGACTTTGTACGCAGATGCCAAGACGGCATTTCTCCTCGCATGTACTGAGCAAGACCCAATCAGACATGCTGTGGAAAATATCCAGGTCGCCGCCACTGGAGCGTATGGTTTCCATACGACTTTCGCAATTTCCGTCTTTGTCATTTCTTCAGACTCATCTCGCTCAATTCGAAGGCATTTCTCTTCTTCCAGAATATCTATGGCCTGCTTTGTCGCTCGAACTGTCAGCGCTATTGCCGCAAACCCACTTCCGATCCCCATGGCTGTTAAAATAACGGGACTCTTTTTACCGATCGCTTTTACGACACTTTTTCCAAAATTTTGCAGTTTTTTTGTGTTCATAATTAAACCTCCTTAAAAAATAAAGGAGACTCTGTTTAAGAATCTCCCTCGCTTAATTCATTCAGTAGCTCTTCCTTGAGCTCCGCTTTCATTTCATCACGTGCCAGATCGTCTGCTTTATCGGATATCAATGCCCCAATACCACCGACAATCATAGCAATCGCCGCTACAAGTTTTGCTTTGCTCATACTTCGCACCTCCTTCATAATAGACGCTGTCGTTTTCGCGAATTACTGCATTTCGTCCAGGTGATATGGCTCTGTGATAATCTCGATCTCATAGTACTCTCGTCCATCGTCTCGTATCTTTTTCTTATGATTAAAGTCAATCCAATAATCCGCCTCATCCATTGGTGTCCATACTAGATTATCATAGATTTCGTCCATATGATCATTCAGACCAAGATTGTGATACCAGTCGTTTAATGTAACCTCGCCATTTAAAATATAATTTCGATTTAAATGGTATTCAGCCAATAGTACCTGCTCGAGTGTTTTCTCAAAATACGTACCAGAAGATAAATCATAAAACAACATAGGTGTTCCCGGATTGTCTTCAGATTGATTAAAGCACTCTTGCAGCCACGATTCAGTAAAAAACACTTTATCTTCCGGTTCCTCGATTTCGTCTTCAATCCGTTTCGCCGTCTCTTCGCCAAATAGCTCACTCACTTTTCCTTTATACTTCTGTACGTAATTGGAGCCAACTGCAATTGCACTGGATAAGGACGCCTGCGTCTTTTTATCTAAAATCGTGGATCCCGCCATACAAGCTAACGAACTTATCCCCATAATAGCAGAAGGAATATAAGCCGGGGCGGCAGCTTTGATTAGTTCAGCTTTAGTAAGATCATCATCCTTCTTCTCTTTCGCATTCCTTATATTCTCCATTGCTTTTGGTGTGGCCTTGGCTACAGCTATACAAGTAGTTATAAATCCAACGCCACTAAGAACTGTTAGAATGACTGACACGTTTTTGTTTCTCATACTTCATACCTCCTTAAAAAAATAAAGAGAGTTGGTCAGGAATCGAACCTGTTCCTCTAGAATATATTTCTAGCGCTCTTCCGTTAAGCTACCCTTCTCTCTCATAATACACCATGTTTATCTCGCGAAAAATAGAAGAGCCCTTGTTAGGACTCATCCTCTTGTTTAAGCCTGTGCCCTTCGTCAATTAAATCATTGACCCAGTTTTCAATTTTATCCAAGTCGATTTTTACTTTTCGTATGCCAAGATACTCCACACATATACCACAACCGTCAATCTCACTAAGTTTATCTTTGAGATCTTCGGCTTTGCTATATGTTGAGAATCTTCCATATACAGTATCTTCAATCTCAAACTTGCTACAGTCATCAAAAACCTCATAAAATTCAATCAACATATTAACACTCTCCTTTCATATAAGGAATTGTAATTTACGCGAAAAAAGAAAGAGCCCTATAACAGGACCCCTCTATTCATTGCTTGTCGTTCCATTTTCTGAAGTTCCAAACGTCTCTCTCTCAAGATACTCTGTAATTTCTCGATACGGAATGGATCCTTGCACATAAGTAGTTCGTCCTCCGTTCTCCTAACAATAGTTCTTTGATGAGTTAATGTAACGTTAAACATACTTCATACCTCCTTTTCATATAAGGATGTGTTTATGTCACGAAAAAAGAAGAGCCTTTGCAGGCTCCCCTATTACTCTTCGCTAACACCATTCTCAAGCGCATCTTGAAGTTTCTTAAAAGCTCGTCGATCTTCCGGATCTCTAGCAGTATAGTTTTCTGAGTTCTTATCAATGATGTACATTCCAGCTAAAATAGCTAAAGCACCACCTATGACAAGACCCCTACCTCTATTCTGCTTTTTTGCATCCGTCAAGATAATTGTGTCTTTTTCCATGCTTCATACCTCCTTAAATATAATTAGTGTTCTCATATAAGAGGATGTTTATAACGCGAAAAATAAAAGAAAGAGCCCTTGCGAGCTCAATCCTCATGAAAATCACATAATCCAGGATAGATAGATTCCACCATTTTTCGAAAATCGTTATATCGTTCCTGCGTAGTAAATGTTTGAAATATACAAAATTTGCAAAACAATTCGCAATCATACCCAAAATACTTTTTATCATAATCACAAATTGCCACTTGTATCCCTTGTATTACTCCAAATACATACAACTCATTTCCAATATAGCCTCTTTTTGCTCTCGTAATAAATCTCTGATTTGTTTCTCCATCTACCATTTTATTCACTCCTTTCATATAAGGATGTGTTTATGTCGCTATAATAAACTTTTTATTTTATATAGTTTAGATTATATGCCAAACTCTATATATTAATAAATTTATTATAAAAAAAAAAGAGACCATGTTTCCACAGCCTCTTTTTTCGATTATTTGTTTCTAAACGACAAAATATCTCTGAATGCGGTTTTTCCCGAAGTTAAAGTCATTGTGTCAAATTTTTCCCAGATCATGGTCACAACTCCCATCGTTGCCGCTCCAACGGTTGGTACAATTACTTTCGCCCACTCGATTCGATTTCGTTTTTTGTTCTGCAACGCTTCCTCTTCTCTTTTAAGCTTCTCTTCTTCCATTTGTCGAAGCTTCAGATCGTATTCGTCGTTGTTCTTCTGAATCGCAATCAATCGATCGGCTAACTTACACGTGCCATCCACTGTTTTGGCATACAGATCGGTGCCCAGTTCCATTTTACCCAGTTCCTCAATCTGACTGTCAAACTCTGCTTCAAGTTTTGATACTACACCCATAGTATTTCCTCCTTTATTAAAATATAATCTCATATAAGGCTTTGTTATTTTTGCGAATCGCCTCGTTCTAGGATAATGCGTTTCTTATCCAAATAATATTGATTTGAGGGAATAGACACACGTATCGTCACGTCCTCTGGATCTTCCGGGTTGTCCGTCTGCATATAAAAATATCCATGAACGGCTTTTCTGGTTAACAGCCATCTTGTGGTAACAGAGCTAACCAAAGCTACCACAATAATACTTATAATTTCAAATATCATACTTTTCTCCTTTCTAAAAAAGCAAAAGAAAGAGCCTTAGTGGTTCAATCTTTTTTTTGAATAAACCGATAAGTTTGGAAATACACGCGTATATAACTATGATCGTCCAACCTATCCACAAACCATCAAGAAAACTTGCAAGAGATTCAAGAGCTATTGACTTTATATAGCCACTTGTAGTTCCCTCGTCAAGATATTCCTCTGAAGATTCGTTTAATTTGTCCATAATCGTTTTTGTTATTAACGTCATAATAAATACCTCCTTAAAATATAAGTTTATTCTTCATTATAGGAGATGTCTATGACGCGAAAAAGAGAGGAGCGTTTGTTAACGCCCTCTTCTTTCAACCGTATAATAAGTTTTACCTCTGCGTTTCACCTGCTTTTTGTAAGAGGAATCTATTTCAAGATCGTTCATGATTTTCGTAATTCGTGACCGAAGCCACTCATATACGAGTCCTCCAATTCTCCAACCAATTGAAATCAAGATTCCCGTTCCTAAACATGTGCATACCCAATACATAGTAATACCTCCTTATTTTTATTTGGTTCTCATAATACACCATGTAAATATCGCGAATGCAACTTTTTTATAAAAACTTTTATTTTATTGCATGTTGGTGTTTTCACCAAACTCTATATATTAATAAATTTTATAATAATAAAGAAAAATAAAAGGGTATGTATAGAAAATGAAGGAACAAATCATACAATTTGCTCCTCCACCTTCTGTTTTATAATATCGGCATGCTATTTTTTTAGCATGGCTTCGTAAATGGACATCTCTGATGCTGACTCGCACTTTTCCATACGGTCAATATCTTCGTCCCATTCCACAGCAACGGAGTTACCGCCAAGCTCTGTATAAATATTGAAAACATCCTTCCAATTCTGATATTGATTGTATGTGATTTTTCCCTGTAATTTATACTCGCCATGGTATCGCTGTAGCATGTAACGAAGGATCATCATAATGCCAGCTGACTGTGCAGCTTGTTTTTTAGCTAACTCTGTGTCTTTTGTTTTTTGCCCCTTCAGAAGAACGCCTACCCATCCGATCAGTGCGGTAGCGACAATTGGTAACAAAATATAATACGTTTCCAATAGAACCTTCATACTCGATCACCTACTCACTATCCGCAGGAGTAGACGTTTTTCCTGTTTCGACAAAAGTTTTAAATATCTGATGTAATCCAGTGGACGATAGACCCATAAAAGCACCGTATACAACCGACTCAATTGATACTCCAGTTACGAAGAGGTTTAATACCCCACCGACAATTGCTAAAATCCATGGGATGTCATCGTTCGGAACCCACTTTAAGAAAGTCGCATGTTTGATAATATAGCCGACTATTAAACATGCCAACACCACTACAAGCACAAAGTGCTCAGTGAAAATCGATGTAAAATCCATGTTTATCCTCCTATGCTACTAAACGTTCTAGTTCTTTTGGTACATAAATCCAAGCTCGGTCTCCTAAAATCTCATAAGCGGTTGCAAAGATGCGAAGACCGTAATCGGCTAGAAAATTACATACCCACTCTTCTGCTTCGATCCAATATTTTCGTTTCACCATTCGATGAATATCGTCAAGAAGATGAAAGCTAATCATAGTACAGTGACCCAACTCGTGGATCAACACCTTGTTGAGAAGATCGCCTTCTAGTGCGTTCGACAAATAGATGCAGTAAGTTACTGGATCGGTAGTCGCAATTCGATACGTGTTGGTGCGATCCACAAGAAGTTCACTGTTTGGGTCGACAAAGAATACTCTCCATAAATATCCATTCATGTAGAAGTGTTCCATATCGGTTGCTTTTTATTTATACAGGCATTTCCCCAATGAGATTGGTCAGGTCAGCTTTGATACGTTTACGCATATTCGGATCAGCGTCCTTCCACATCTCTCGGAAACTGTCAATTGACTGATTTAAATGTTTCATAGCGTGTTCATCCATCTGCTGCTTATCAGCAGGGGATTTGGTTTCCGTATAATGACGTTTCGCGCGTTTGTATTCATTATACTCTCTGGTCTGTTTTGGATCGTCGTCCATGTCCCACGCTTCGTCCTCGTAGCCCATTCGAGAACCAGACTGGGAACGATTGCCGGCTCCGCTGGGCTGATAGCCCATTTTTCTATGACGCATTTCATCTTCAAAATCCGGATCGTTTACATATCCGTAAATATAAGGATACTGCATCATCATATCCGGCATATAGCCCATTCGAGAACCCCGGCCTTTTGAAGCAAAGCGTCCATTTGCATAATGGCGGGAATTGTAGCCCATCCGTCCATCTTCATCGTCTTCTCCCGCTTCATGCATCGCTTTTACGATTGACTCGTAATAGCAAGCCTCCAGGCAGTATTTTTCTGCTTCGGCCAGATCCTTGATCATGTCAACTACTTCGCCAGCTTCTTTTGTGTCCATATTGGCAGCGCCTTTGGAATGAATTTCTCCTAAAAATACATCCAGGAGATCTTTCTTTGCCGCACAAATATCATCATAAGAAGTGTCTTTTTTCATCCGTTCCATCTTTTCATGCATATCCGACAACCTCCTTATGATCTTCTACCGACGACAAGCGCGGCATTTGCTCCGACAACTACATCACTGGTTCCTGTATTTACTACCGTCACCCGATCGTAATCCCCACAGCAATTCCGTACTCTTGTCTCCGCACCAACATTGTTTAAATCGCCTGCTTCTGCAGTTGTAGAGATCATGGTAGTTTCTAAAAGAGTTTCTCCTCCTACCTGAAGTGCCAGCTGCACCGGGCCGGCTACCGTTCCGCCGATATTTGCATGAAACGCCAGCTCGTAAATGCCGGAACATTTCATTTTGACTGCACTAGACCCTTCTCTATGGCATTCGCCGCAACCGGAGTGTAATTTTACCAAGTCAAAGGTAAGAGCCTGACCTGGGAGCAGTGTCTGCTGCTGTGAATTTGATAAAACAATCATATTTTTATCCTCCTAAATATGATAGAGGGGAGCGGACACGCCTGACCTCCCCATAAATATACAAAGTCGATAGGTTACAAACTAGCAGCATCCGTTGTTGCATCCGCAGCCATTGTTGAATCCGAAGTTTCCATAATTGTAGCAGCAATTCGGATTCGGAACAACATAAGCGGGTGTCGGGCAGGGCTGCAGCTTATCGATCAGGTAATCGTTCTGGTTTCTCTGAGATACGGCAAGGTTGAACGCCTGCACCTGGCTTCTCAGATCAGCAATTGTCTCGTCCTTCTGGCTCATCTGATATGCTACCAGCTCGTCATGGAGTGCGCGGTAGTTGGCATTGTCGTTCTGGATGATCTGGTTGGTCTGATTTGCGATTGCGTTGGTTACTGCACAAGTATCCTGCGCCTGCTGGAACCGAACGTTCATGATCGCCTCTCTGTTCTCGCAACAGCAATCGGCAAGCTGTCTGGATACAGCATTTGTATCCTGCATCTGGGCGATTGCGTTGTTGTTCAGAGCCTGCTGAAGAGCAAAGTTGCCCTGCTGAATCTGGGTGCCGATATTATTCATCTGAGCAAGCTGGTCATAACCAAGAGAGCAAAGACCGTTTTCCAATCCGTTGAGCTTTGTGATAACAGCCTGGTTGTTAAATCCGGCCTGGAGATCGGCACAAGTCGCTGGAGCACCGCATCCGCAGCCTGATCCATTAGATCCACCATAACCACCGAAAAGTCCTCCTCTGTTTCCGAATCCTCCGAAAAGAGCAAGGATAATAATAACTGCCCACCAGTCATTTCCCCAAGCGCCTCCATTATTGTACCCGTTAGCGCCAGTTACAGCTGCTACATCTGCTGCACTAAGTCCGTTTGAGTTAAACATAAAGTTTCCTCTTTTTTAAATATAAATTTTTTATTTACAAACGAGACATATTAAGACCGCGCGTATTCTTAAAATATCCCAATTTGCACAAAATCACACCAGTACGAAATACTGATTCAAAAGTGCATCCGGAGCATAGGGGAAAGAATACTCTTTTCCGTCCTCATCGCCCTCTCTCTGGCACTTGTAAATCGCATCGTTGTATCGATAGTATTTTCCGATAACATACGTAAAGGAATCCGGCGGTACCGTATCCGGAACGTCAATTGGATCTTCTAGCGTCCCTGCCTGTCCTTCCACAATCTGTGTGTAAATTGCAGAAGTTCCCTGGCCCGGAATCCACTGGGATTGGAAGGTGAAGTTTTCCTGAATGGTTTTATACAGCTTGGTTTCTCCATTCGATACATACCGGAATTTAAACCCAGCATCTGTCGCCTTGTACCCAACTTCACAAAGATAACTCCACTCTGGATATAATTCCTTTACGGAAAGAGCGGCCGTGTCATCCAAGGTTTTGGCGTTCATGACGGTCATCTGACACAGCGCTCGAAATTTCTCAGCTTCCACCGTTTACCACCTCCTCGAATATGGTGTTCATTTGAGCCTGTTCCTGTTCCAGCGCCGTCACACGCTCTTCTATCGTCTTTTCGGAAGGTTCCACAGGCTCGTCTTCTACCAGAACCCAGCTCTGTGTGATGGTATCGCCGGAATCCGTGTACTGGGCTTCGTAGTGCTGCCCCTCCGGAGCCGGTTCCTCCGGCATGGGTGTTTCTGTGATGGGTTTGTAGCCAACCTGTATCAATTGATCGTCTGTTGGGTTAAATATCTGCATCCCGTTCAGGATAATCCGGTGTGGCGGGTAGGTCAGTGCCCCATCTATGATTTTTCCAAGCATTATGTAGTCACCTCCTCAAGTTTTATATTAGGTAAAAGTTCATCAAATACGATGTGAAGATTTTCTGAATTCCAATGGTAAACATATAAATTAAGGTAAAATGGGTTTTCGGATGTAGCAAAAGTATGTTCAGTTAGAACAGTATCTACATTGGTATTCCCAAACAGAACATTATTAGTAGACGTGTCTGGTGTTTCTCCAGTGTAAAAAGCAAATCTCTCATTATAATCTTTTTTATAATCCAGATACATATTGTTTACACTTACGCTTAACTTGTAAGTTGTATTTGGTTTAAGGGATATATCAAAATGTCTATAGTCTGAGCCAACCGGACTCCATTTATCCAGATTAATCAACTTCCTATAATCTAAGAGATTACCCTCCCCCATGCTTTTCTTGGTTTTATAGGTCAGAATCATGTTGCAGTTCGCGTCGTTAGACAACACCGTAGTCGGGCGGAAGGTGTGCAAAGCGTTCATCTGTTCCTGCTCTTCAAGAGAAAGTGGGACGAAGGTTTCGGTGGCTGTTTCATACCACACCTGTGCACCGACAGACAGCTGACCGGTTGTGGAATAATACTCGCCCGGCACGCTCTCATCCGTATAAGATTCGATCTCAGCCGATTTATACACCCATCCCCACTGACCATTGCGCTTTTCCAGTTTGTCCCATTTTGTGAGAGGGCGGTCAGAGGTTAAAGTGACGGTTTGAGGTGTTTTATATGGTTCATATTCTGTTGCAACGTCTCCATACTCAACTTGAATGTTCTTATATGCCCCTGCGGTAATATTAATTCCTCTATATGTTATCTGTATAATCGGATTTTCTGGCGTTGCTTGAAATGTTTTAGCTAACGTTCCGTCTATTAAGTAATTCATAGTGCCGTCTTTCGTGGTAACCCTGATACGCCAGACGTTTGATGTTGTCTGTACGTCATCATCCACCATGCTTATGATAATCTGACTTACAATATAACATGGAATATCAGTCTGTTTCATGTCTGCTGTGATGTCTGGTATATCCGTCAAATTCTTCCCTGCCAGTTCAATCCCATGCTCATACTTCTGCGTCTCTTCGTCATACTTCCCGGAGTTTTTGACATCCTGTTTGTAGTCCGGTGAAGGGGAGAGCTGTCTTCCGGTGTATGGTTCCCAGGGGAGAACGGTGGAACCAACGTTGAGCATGAAAATGTTTGGGTCACCGTGCACTGTACTAACTGTTATTCTGCAAAATACAGCCGATGCTGGCACTGTGAAATTTGTTGTGCATGGAATTCCACTTAAAAATGTTTTTTGTTCATCATAAAATGCAAATCCGGTATCTTGGTAATTTTCGACATATGTGCACGAATATTGCTGTCCTGAAACGACCCGGATATAATCGCTACGCTTCCAATTCGCCCCATATTCTAAATTTTCTCCTGTTATCCTGGATACTGCCCCAATTGTTGCACTAGCTATGTCAAACAACTGCGCCCCAGTCGTACTATCCTGCTCCGTCCAGCCTTGCATGGTAATCCCCGGATACATTCTAGCCAGACTGCCCTGCGCAATGGCTGGATTGCCCTCTGTGGTGCGCTTGTAGACATTCCGTCCTAGCAGCCTGCGCCTTGCTTCTAATGGGTTCATACGCCTGCCTCCCATTCCTCGAACGCCATGTAGTTACCAACAATGGAACATTCGTAATGCATGTTCGGCTCTACCACAATATCTGTTTTCACTGTCTCTGGCAGGGATAATGTTGTTGCGGTATCTCCACTGTCGAAACTGAACCAATAGCCGTTTGCCTGCCCATCTGTGCCAGAGCCGAGAGTCAGAGTCAGGGATGCCACCTCGCCCCATGTATGGTACTGGTTCGGAGGAAGCTCGAATGTTGTGTCTGCTGTTCCGTGGTTTACTTGGGTTACCTCTGCGGATATCTTATAGTCTGCGGATGTTTTATTTCCTGATACTTCTACTCCATTTATGGTAGGTTTGTTTGTCAGGTCGTTGTAATTGGTGGTTCCAGGATCGCCTTTATCACCTTTGTCGCCTTTATCACCTTTGTCTCCCTTCGGGCCGTCCGCTCCATTGGTAACAGTATATGTAGAAGTCTCTCCATTCGTATAAGTAATTGTATATGTATCAACAAGGCCATCCGTTCCGGTTTTTTCGATTTTCTGGATGCCTACACCTGCCGGGCCGGGAGTTCCACCGCCAGATTGTATCTGTTTCTTTAAAATCGCATATACTTCTTCTGCTTTTAATGCCATATCATCACCGCCTTACAGTTCATACCATTGACCGTTAAGGAAATGCAGAACCTTTGTCGTTCCTGCGCCATCATACAGGAGTGCGGAACTTCCATTATCCACATAAGTTGGGAGTTTTGCCTGATCAGAAAGTAAACCTTCGTAAGATCTTTTTCCTCCTTCTACGCTGACACAGCGCAAACTTCCTAAATCCGGAAGTGTATCACCTGGAAAATACGTCTGTCCGTCATATTCTGTAATCGTATCTACTACTGCCATTGTATACTCCTTCCACTAAAATAAATGTTGTTTTCTCGCCAAATCCAAAGCCTGCTCTTTGGTCATGCCAACCGTCTGCAAAATGTTGTTGGCCAATTGTTCACCTGCTTTTGCGTCGTTGTTTAAGATAGCATTGATACCTGCCTGCGCAAAAGGAGACTGCTGCACGTTCGGATTGTTTCGAATCATTTGCGTTGCCATATCTGTAATTCTACTCATACAAATTCCTCCTTACTCTTCTCCCTCTTTTTTCTTCGGGTTGGAATTGTTTCGTTTCTGAAAGTTTCTAGGCTTATTCAGCTTTTTATTCAATGACTCCAGCTGCTGATCAATACGGTCTAGTCTCTCTTCCAGAGGGCTCTTCTTTGGTTCCCCATTTTGAGGCTGCTCGGGAACAAATTTCAGGGTAGCTATGGTTCCCTCTTTTGTCCAAGTTTTTGCATAGATGCAGGAATAATCATTTTGAGGAAAAAGGGAAACAGAACCATCCATGGGAACCTCCTGCGGCACAATTTCATCGGCGTTTGCCACCATTCTTCCTGGAATCGATGCCGGCATTGCTGGACGCTGGAAATTATTAAATCCAGCATATCCAGGTGTCTGCGCCTGTAAATTATTTTGATTCATCTGTCCAGACATATTATTCATAGCCCCTGCCGAAGAACCATTGTATGCCCAAGGATTTGACGGGTTGTAAAAATTGTTTGACATCGTATAACCTCCTTAACATGTAAAACTAAAACTTTTAATTTTATTGATGTTGGCATATTTACCAACTTTTTTATATAATAATATTAATATAATAAAGTTTGGTATATAATCTAAACTACATAAAATAAAAGTTTTTAGAAACGTCCTGCATTTAATGCGCTCTGCAAAGCTCGTACTGTAGCCGGTCCGAAGGAAGCATCCTGTGCTAGCCCATAATGCTTCTGGATTGCCCTAATAGTGGCAGGTCCAAGTAATCCGTCAACGGTAAGTCCTCCTAAGTTTCTCTGGACTGCTCGAATCAGCTGAGAACCATATCCACCATATGTTACGCAACCATCATACAGGTTTGGTCTCCAGTATGTCTTGCAATCAGGAACTAGCTGACCAGATACAATACCATCGACGGTAGTCCCCATAACGGACTGCCACTTCTTAACGGTAGCCGGTCCACAAGATCCATCGATAGAAAGGACGCCTGGTGCAGATGGTGTTGTAATAGTAATACCGCCAACTGGTGCCGGAACCGAATAATTCGGGTCGTCCAGCAGTTTGTTTACCTCCTGGGCGATCCACGGGAACTGACTCTCCAGGTATGCACCCGGGCAGTCTGTTGCCTGATACCACTTATGCATCAGCAGGGTGCCGCTCCCGTTGCCTGTGAAATTGGCCCGAAAACCATGCCTCTTACAAATATCCGCACACAGTTTTACTAACGACTGCATGGCCGCCGCAGAGCTATGCCAGGAGCCACCGATCACGTCGTCCGCCACTTCGATGGTGATCGCATCATGATCAATCTGATTGCCTGTTGTCCAGGCCCTATTTTCCTCATGCACATAGCATGCCACACGCCCATCAGAACCGATACCGTAGTTACTGGATGCCTTACGGGATGTCGGTGCAAAAACGTTTCCGCATGTCTCCACGGACAGGTTCCCCGCCATGTGGTGGATCACAATTTTCTTGATGCTCCTATACCTTGGGTTTGTACTGTTCGGGCTGATCCGGACATAACTTACTAATCCGCTGTAACTCATTACTCTTCATCTCCTTTTCCCATAGTATCAAGATGCGCTAACGCTTCCTCATTGATGTCGTCGATGTTTTCTACAACCGACGCAATCTGTACGCCTTCCTCAAAAACTTCTTTTTTCTCTTCCATACTAAATTCTCCTTTCTTAAAATAAAGTATAGGTTTGCTTCGGTTCTTTAAATACTTCATGCCGAATGAAATCGTCCAACAAAATAGCTACAAAGGACAATAAAAACCAATAAAGAGAATGCTTTGGACAGATTTGTCCTAATATATTCCCTATTTCATCGGTATAATCCCAAATATCCATCTGTAGCCATATGTTTAAGATACAACCGGACACAAATTCTATTATAGTGACCATAACACAACTAATAAGCATTTGATTTAAAAGTGGCATCGTCGGAGTTATCTCATTTAATAATCCAATGAGCAGGAAACAAATCCCACCTACAAGAAACATAGACCAATGCGAATATCCTCTTGCTAGTATTTCGATTCCAACATAGGTAAACCCGCCAATGCAAAATAAGATAAGTCCTTTTACAATATGCTTCATCTTATACTCCTTGTTTTGACTTCTGCGACATCATAGCGATCAACACTTCAGACTGATACTCGGTCGGAATATAAGAGTCGTAAGTAATCGCTTCTACTTCCTCTTTTGTTGTTAAGGACCTGATATACCTTCGAAGATCCCGGAACCAAGTAACATGCCAGGATACAAAATTAAGACAAGTATCCGTAATGGTTTTCATGTCCGCTTCTGTATAAAACCGACATGGCACATCCTCGTTCGCCGGATGCCAAGGAACAAAAGTCATTCCCTCCAACACTTTTACGCTCAAGGAGTTGAGACTAAGCTGGTCATTCTGTGTAAGAGTGAATGTCTCCTTTGATCCATCGGCTAACTGTACTTCACATCCATTAGCGATAGTATTTTGCTGAATAGCGTTCATTTCCGCTACCTTTGCTGCTTTTACATCGTCTAATGTTGGTTCGGGGGTTGGTTCGAGAACAGGTTCTTCATATACGGATCCATCGTTTGAATACTGAAAACCGCCGTCAACAGTCCGGTAAAGAGTTGTATATGAAGAGTAATCGCCCATCAAAATATCATTTTTTGTAAGGATTTTGAAACCCGATAAATTTTGGTCGAGTCCCTTTACTTCGACAACGTATTCGGAAATTTTTTTGCATGTTGCATTCTCTTTTGTCATTTTGTTCGTAAATTGTACGATCATTCATATCACCTTCTTTCTTATTAAACTTAATGGCAAAATGACGGGTGACGATGACTGGAGCACCTATTCCAATAACGGGTGGGAGATGCAATATAGGCACATTTCCCAAAATCAGGTATACGTAGAGGTACAAAAGACATCAACAGGCAATAATGCGGCGATTGTTGGTGATCTCGTTATGGCAGGTATTCCGTTCACTGCGTCTTTTGGACAAAACGTCCCCGTCTATATGGATGTGTCAGGTTCAACCGTTGGATATGGGAGAGCTAATTTCGCTACGAATAACGGACTGTATCTATACACACCGGCCTATGGTAATTCGGTGACATATACAGTCTTCGGGATTGTTACCGTGGAATAATCTATGGTTATACGCAGTTATATATACCCGTGATGCTGCACTCATTCCCTGTTGCTGGCTGCTCAGAGTCGTGCCATTCAAGGTCTCCATTCACCTTGACTACCCCGGATGCGGTACGAGTGGCAGACAGGTTTGCTGCCGAAAGGGCAGACTTGTCATTTCGCGGTGCTGGCAGGTTTTTCATAATGACCGCATCCTTGTAGCTGTTCGTGAGATTGAATTTTACATCCACAAAAACAATGTCACCAATTTGTTTCCAGCCACCACGGACACCGCTGGCCACTACTGACTGGATATCGGATGCGGAGAAAGAACCCGTCATTTTGCCATTAAGTTCTTTGATGGCCAGAGCTCCTGCGACGAGACCTTTCTCCGTAGCAAGATTTACTTCGTCCATTGTATCAAGAACCGACGTTTTGTCTACCTTCTGCTGAATCAGATTGTATAAATTTCCCGCCGTATCGGAACCCAAAGTCCCTTTTACTCCATCAAACCAGGTATCAAATTCCTCCTGCCAAGCTTCCAAAATATCATCATTTTTGATGATAGAAAGAGGTCCAGTTACATAAGGACATTCCGAAGTACCAACAATATTTGTAATATTGGTAGCCGTTAAGGTCGTCGAACCGGCCGGAACTAAAATATCAGCAAGCGGAATCTGTTTGTGATCGTCTACATCAATAAGTGTCGGCCTTTTTGGATTTGAAGAAGGCGTTCCTTTCACAAGAACGATATCATTGTCCCTTGTTGCTTCTGTGTTGTCTATATCCAGTACGATGGTGTCAATTCGATTCAGCACCGATTCAGCAGCCGATACTGTAATTAGATGATCTGAGTCGTTCTTAGTCCAAGTATGTAAAAACCATGCCCGGCCTGTTCCGACTGCAACAGTCATACCAGAAGACGGAACTGTTTTTAAAGCATCGCCGATACTCATAAACACGCCATCTTCGATTAGGCCGTCAAACATCTCACCCATCTGCCTGGCATCATACTTTCGATCGCCGTTCAATGAGTTAAAAAAACCTGATGTAATAGCCATTAACTTTCTTCCTCCTCTTGTGGCAAAGTCTCAAAGGTCGGGTAGGATAGAAACCCTTCTTCATCTTGTGAAAAGATCATTTCACTAACAATTGACCGGCCTTCCTGCCCATATTCATTTTTGTTTTGCACGATATCTCCAATATCGAAATCTTTTTTAAAGACAAACATACGAGTCGTATCAGACTCGCCTTCGAAAGACTCCGATATTGGACAATCTGCTAATTTTTCGTTTCCTCGTTGTGTTAGCTGGTTGTTGTATTCTGAAATCGGAATCGTCCCTCCTCCAGAAGTTGTAGTAGACAAATCTCTTGCGTCCGTGTATAGCTCTCGACGATCTAAGCCAGAGCCTGAACCGACAGTTACCGTTTTTCGGTCAGTTCCTTCTCCTTCACCAGCTACTAATGTGACATTCTTATAGGTTTTCTTGCTTCGAATGTAATTCGAGTTGATCATATTATCAAAGTCGGGAGAGAATACCACGTAAGGATTTGTCTCTTGTTTATAGCTTCGATCTTTCCCAGCATACAAAGAAAACTCGAATTGATTTTGTGCATTTAGAAGCACTTTAAAACCGATTTTTTTATCGTTACAAACAGAACTAATAACATCGTACAGGTTATCTCCTGTATATTGTGCCTCTAAAGTAAGTCCAGTGATCGCAGGATCGGTCGATTCTTTGAAAACGAAGTTCGAAATCTTTCGATCTGCATTACTTGGGCTAATAATGTTCTCGTTTAGGAGCTTTTTAATTCCATTTTGAAGATTTCCGGTTAAAGTTGTTTGCGTCCAAATAATCCGTCGATCTAAAATGGACTCCAGTGAACGGCCTTTATAAATAAATTTCGTTCCTTCTTCCGTATCAGAGGAAATTTCGAAATCTTCGATAATCATAACGTGCTCACTGTTAGAATACCAAAGATAATAGTCTTCTTTTAAAAGTTCCAGTATTTCGGCGTTTGCTTCCGTATAGATTTCGAAATCCCCATACTTATAGTATCGGTCAGTCCATAGAAAGGAATTAAATACATCGATAACCCCGACCGATTGGAACTCTCGATCCATTACAAAAACATTCATGTTTATACACCTTCATACAATATGTCATTTTCAATTCGGAACTGTAAATTGCTGATGCCCGAATCGGCAGTATAAGCAAATACATTGTCGCCTTTTGTGATCGTGAACCAATCTGATTCTTTATCAATACAATTCAATACGTTGAAATAGACTCCATCACGAAGTAAAGTCACTGACTTATCTCCGGCAACAGTGCTGATTGTAATAGTGTCTCCAGATTGAATCCCGTGACCTGTTAGTGTCTCGATTTTAGCAGTATCTAAATGCATTTCTTCTCTTGTTAGTGTATTATAGATACTAATATTGGAGACCTCGCCAATTGCGTACATTGTAATTACAACGCCTGTGTCCGCATCCCCTTCATAGTAAATGGTTTGCTCCGTATAGTTCTGAATTTTACCAAATTCCAATAACGGTTCACTAGTCGACTCATTGGAAAACGGAAATTCGAATAATGGATCCAAACCATAGAATACTGTTACTTGTTTTCCAGAGTTATCATCATCGTAAAAGTACGGGTTTGGACAAATAATCGAAATATCAATGGACTCGTTCTCAGAAAAGATGTCTGGTTCATTGGATTCCACGTATCCGTCAATTCGTACTTTCCTTGTGTCGGTTTCTATCTTTAAAGTAATCTTTTTCTTAATTGGAAAAAACTTATAACTTTTAAGACGAACCGCTTCGATCGTTGGCTCCATTAAAAGTGCCGCTGAAATGACAATGTTTCGTTCGTTCAGACGGGCCGAGTTAAACGTCGACCCATCCGAACCGGTAAGTTCCGTTAAGTTAATGTTTGCTTTAGCCGGGCCAAGACCTTCGATCTTTGTTATAAGAAACCCGGATAACTGTGGTTTCAATAGTTCTATGAGCAATGACTCGCCCGAACTATTTATAACTTCGATTGATTTTATCATCCTTCGACCCTCTTTTTAATTGTGCTAAATTGGTTTCTGGTCTGTCTATAAATTTCTTTTCTAGACAGCGCCTTCGGAGAGTAATTGTTCTGCACATAGGAAAAGGTTGTGTTTCCAGTATTTCCCGGAACCCCATCCCCTGCGACAGTTAAATTACTGATACGACCATTCGGTCGAAGTAGGATACCTCGATTCATCATACGATCCATGGTATTCATTCCTGTTTTTATAGAATCTAGATCTAAGACAGGCGTAATAGTTGGAGTTATGTCCATGTCGTCTGACAAAAGAGATGGAATTTGCTGCATCATAATTCCTACGCTAGATAACGCAGACTTGCCCACCGCTTTTCCAGCATTTCCCACACGACTAGCCATAGCTAGCAAGCCGTTAATAAGGCCCTGGTCAGAATCTCGGCCCAACTTTTCAAATTTCTTAGATGGAGAATGACTATCCAATTCTCTTTTTGCAGCGGCTAATGCATCGGATGCCACTTTAATGGCCGCGTTAATAACATTAGACCGACCTGCTAAAATCCCATTGGCGAGTCCAGCTGACATACCACTTCCAGCAGCTCGAAAACTTCCTTGATACTGATTTAACCGACTTACAACAGACGATATTGTCGTATCGAGAGAGGACGCGATCTGTGCTTTCTGTGACGTAAGTCCCTTTAAAAGGGCATCCCCTAACAATTTTCCTTCATTTTGAATTTTTGAACGGCTATTTTGAATTGCTCGCTGGATTTCTGTCAGAACTGTCTGAAATAAAACATTAGCACTAGCTACCACAGATGGAACTCCAGTTATTAAACTAACCGACAATGCCGCCACAAGAGATAACCCAAGTGTGCGTCCGGACGAAACACATAATGACGAACCGTTAATCAATGAAGACGCTAACGCGGTTACTAACGACATGCCTAACGAACGTCCAGAGGATGCATATAGCGGCCCCATAGACGACAATGAGGAAAGTCCCGACATAACCAAAGTCGAAAACGCAGCAGACACATTTCCTGCCTGGGACGATATCGCAACGGCAATCTGTGATACGGACGACTGAATCGAAGTAGAGACACCCGATATTTCCGAAGGAATATTTTTTATTGCAGTTGCAAAATTTGACAAATTTGTCCCTATTAACGCAAAATTAATACCAGATAAAGCCATAGCTGATACTCCGAGAGATCGAAGTCCGGACGATACACTCGATAATACTTCCGTATTATAATTTTCTCCACCAAAAGATTTTACACCTTTTGCTAATCGAGATAAACTATCTCCAATACCTTCTGGTATTTCTATTCCATTCCATCTACGAACAGCCGTAGCCAAATTCTTTAATGGTTCGGCAATTTCTCCTATGGACCAACCTCCGATAAAAGCCCAGGTGAAAGACTTCACTCCATCTGCTAAACCAGATAAACCTTCTTTTAAATTCGTCGGGATTTCGATTCCACTCCATCTACGAACAGCCGTAGCTAAATTCTTCAAAGGTTCTACTATTTCACCTATAGAAAAACCGCCCATAAATGCCCAAGTAAACGCTTTTACCCCATCAGCAATATTTGTCAGCCCTTCTTTAATCCCTTCTGGAATTTCAACACCCTGCCATTTTTTAACAGCAGTTGCCATATCGCCCAACGAAGCAGCGGCTGTTGATAATGCTCCAGCTCCAAAACCGCCAAACGTAAACTTCATTACACCGCTGGCCAAAGTTCCTAATTGTTCACCAAGACCTTCTGGAACAGACACGTTTTTCCATTTTGAAAGAGAATCCGCTAATGTACCAAGAGCAGGAGCAACCTCTGCAATTGCGCCGGCGCCGAAGCCAGATAAGGTATTTAATAAACCACCTAGAGCAACTTCGCCAAGAGCGGCACCCATCGCGGCCAACCCTTTACCAATCTCATCCCAGGACATCGAACCAAATTTAGCCAACGCATCGGCCAAATCACCTAAACCTTGTACAGCGATAAGAATAGAACCACTTCCGATAATGCCCCCTAACGGTGCTAATGTTCCAAGTAAACCAGTAATAATAGCAAGTTCACCTAAAGCAGCGCCCATTCCGACAAGACCTTTAGCGATCTCTTCCCAAGTCATGGAGCCAAATTGCTGTAAGGCCGAGGCCAAATCGCCTAAACCTTGTATAGCGATAAGAATAGCTCCTCCAGCTAATATTCCGCCTAAAGGAGCTACCATACCAAGAGCACCGACAATAAGTGCTACTTCACCAAGGGCTAGACCCATTCCAACAAGACCTTTAGCGATCTCTTCCCATGATAAAGTAGAAATAGATTGTAGGGCGTTTGAAATGGGTTCTAAAGATTGCACTGCGATAAGAATCGCGCCACCAGCTAAAAGGGAGGAAATCCCGGCAAAACTTCCCAAGGTTCCAACAATGAGCGCTACTTCCCCTAATGCTAGACCCATTCCAACAAGACCTTTTGCAATCTCCTCCCATGAAAGTGCCCCAATTTTTTGCAATGTATTTGCGATCGGCTCCAAAGCCTGAACGGCTATTACAATTGTAGTGCTTCCCAAAATACCAGAAAAGCCCGCTATTTTTCCTAAAACTCCACTAACCACTCCTAACTCGGTCAGTGCTGCTCCCATAGCGGTTAAGCCCTTCCCAATCTCACCCCAAGACATGGAACCAAAATCAGAAAGACTTTCATAAATATCATGCAATGCTTGTGTTATGATAAGTATGGATGTTCCGCCAAGCAACGATTTAAAACCGCCGAATTTGCCGAGAATAGATACCGCTGCTACAAGTTCAGCCAAAGCAATCCCCATAGATGTTAAGCCTCGTCCAATCTCTTCCCAAGACATAGACGAAAACGACTTAACTGCATCTGACAAAATCACACAAGCTTCTGCTAAAGCAATAATAGCAATGCTGGTTGAAATAGAAACTTTGCTACCATTTAAAATCTTTATTCCGGCCACCAATTCAGCTAGTCCTATTCCCATAGCGGTTAATCCGCGAGCAACTTCGCTCCACGACAAAGAGGCGAGTTCGCCAATAGCATCTGCCATAATACTAATAGCACCAGCGATAGCAATTAAGCCGACTGATCCCTTCAAAGATATACTCTTTAAATCGGTCGCTTTAAAGAATAATGATAGCTCGGTAAGCATACCGCCTATACCCAGTAATCCTTTTCCAATCCCGCCCAAATCCAATTTAGCTAAATCGGTCATGGCTGATGTTAATATAGCGATTGCTCCAGCTATAGCTATTGTGGACAATCCAGCTCTTAATATTCCTTTTGAATCGAATTTACTAAGGGATTTAGTCAAAGATCGAAAACTTAGGTTTAATTCTGTCATAAGAATTCCAACCGCGGTCACTGATTTTGCTATGTCGGTCACTTTTAATTTGGAAAGACTATTCAGAGAAGCCGACAATATCCCCACAGCTACAGAAATTGTTAAAAGCGATGATACTTTTATCCCTGTGGAAAAAGAAGCAATCGAATCATGTACGGAGGATAAAATATCTGAGAAATTTTCTTTAAATTTCTTAACATCTTCTCCGCCACCGAAAAGATTTTCTAAAGCGTCCTTAATGGTATCGAAAAGCCCAGATAATTTTTTAGCGGCAACAAAAATTCCTCCACCAGCAAGGCCGGCAAATACGTCTCCTAAGCTGACGTGTTCGCCAATCCATTTGATAGCATCTGCTAATGCTCCTGCACCTTTTTCTATAATAGTAACCGCACCGTTTATAAAATCGCCTAATACGCCATCAATATTGCCTGTGTTTTTAAAAATAGATGAAATAAAATCGTTAATAGCATCAACTGCTTTACCGAGTCCATCTGAAATGGTGTTCAGTGATTGCTCAATGCTATCACTCTGATTTAATTTTGTAACAAAGTCGCCGATTCCTCCGGTCACAGATAAAAGTCCAGACGCTAATGTTCCTAAAGTATCTGTGAATCCAAATACGGGTTTAATAACAGCGCCAATCGCTTTCCCAAATAACTGGACGACAGAGAATAAACCGCTAAAAGTATTTTTAATGTTTTTGGCGGTACCTTCACCTATTTTGAAATTTTCAGTCAAATCTCGGAACTTTTCTGAAATGTCGACTAACCGCTCGCCGGTAATGGCCGGGAATGCGTCTTTAAATGCGTCTCCGATTGGTTTTAGAATATTGCCAAGTGTTTTTAGCACATTGGTAATTCCCTCGATTACGGCAGCTCGACCACCGTTTGCGTTCCAAAACTGAAGTGCAGCGTTTCTAGCATCTGTAGAAGGCTGAATAATGGAATTAAACCCGTCACTAATAGACGTAAACAACTCCGCTGCTTGCTCTCGATCGCCAATGATGTATTCCCAAGACTGCGCCCATCCAGACTGCACAGACTCTTTCATTGTGTCGATAAGCTGCGTGAATGTCTTTACCTGTGTAGCTGCTTTTAAAAGAGTCTCGTCATCAGCAAACTTCTCCAATGTCTTGACAAGTACATCGGAAGTCAGCCAACTTTCTTGTCCACCTGCCGCGCTGATAGACTCCCTGAAACTAACAGATTCGTCTACTACAATACCCATCTGTTTTGCAGTTTCTTTTAGTGCATTCTGGAACAGTTCACCGCCCATGCCAGCATTTACTACCGAGTTCCAATCCTGTAAGCTCACACGTCCTGCTGCGATCGCCTGTGATAACTGATACATGGCGGTAGAAGCCTGAGCAGAACTAGAGCCAGAACCTGCCGCTAAGTTAGCGATACCCTGAATAGCTTTGGTGGCTGTCTCCAAGTCTACACCAGCCGCGGTAAAGGTACCAATATTTCGGGTCATTTCCGCAAAGTTATAAATGGTTTTGTCGGCATATGTGTTAAGCTCGTTTAAAGCATTGTTGACATCGTCTAGAGTCGTTCCTTTACTTGCCGTGTTTGTAAGAATCGTCGTAATGGCGTTCATCTTGGTTTCGTATTCGTTGAAACCTGTAAGAACGGGGTCAATGGTTAATGATTTTACTAAATTCGTTCCGGCCGTTATAGCGGCGTTGGTGATACGCTGCAGAGCAGTGACACCAATAATACCGAGGGTTGTAAACTTGGAAGAAATGGTATCAATTCCTTTTTCAATTCCAGCCACAGAGAAATTCTTTGTCGCTTTTTCGATATTTGCTAAACTTTTTGTTGCGGCGTCAAAGTTCAACCCCTTTTTTAATTTATCTAGAGAATTTAAACTGGTCTTGATGCCAGACTCGAACTGTTTATTGTCGAACTCCATTTGAACAACGCGTTCGTCAACTGATTTAGCCATTTATGATGTCACTTCCTTCCATGCCGCATCCGCAATCTGATCAAAGATTGGCTGAATAGCCGGGTTAATATAATCTCGTCCTTGTACGTATCCCCCTCCATTTGTTCCATGCCCATACTGTAAAATAACAGCGATCGGAACGCCTTTGTTGATGTTCGAATTTGTCCAATAGATAGAGATACGGTTCTTTTCTTTTACAATCTCATAGTCCCAGGAACTTGCAGTAAGTCCGGAATCTACTGGAGTCGCAGAAGCAAGAGCGTTAACGCCAGCCCTAGCGTATTTACCAAGAACTTTATAGAAATCCATTTTTTGCGCTTTCTTTAAGAATCGTTCTGTTTTGCTAAAGTCGCCGCTCTGCTTAATGCGTATCATATTTTTTCTCCTTAAAACTTTTTATTTTATGTAGTTTAGATTATATGCCAAACTCTATATATTAATAAATTTATTATAATATTATTAATTTAGAAAAGTTGGTATATATACCAACATCAATAAAAATAAAAGTTTTTATCCTTTTGTATGCATTTTTTTCTTTCTTGCTTCATTCAACTCTCGATTTCGTTTATAAACATCTTTCTTACTCATCTTTTTCGGTGGACTGTTCTTAATACTGCACACCTTGATAAGCGTCAGAAGATGATTTAAATGACGTTTCTCGAATTCCAAAGGGATATTAAGTACTGTCATTTGCCAGTAAATGATTTCGGCCGTAATAATATCCATAGAAGGAGACTCATTGGAATTCCCAAATGTTGTTGCAGTCATGGGGGCGTTTAGATAGGCATTGATTTTATCCCATTCTTTGTCGGGTATGAAGTAATAGGCCAGGTCATCTACCTGCCCGTCGACCACCATGCACTTTACATAATCCCTAGACTGCTCAGAAGTCAATGGAGTTCCTCTCTTTTCCATCTTGGATAAGAAGGATTCATTCCATTTTGACTCCCATTTGTATACAGATAAAAGGGAGTGCTCCAACGAAAGAGACCCACCCTTTACATTGAAGAACTCGCCTTTTTTATTATCGTAGATTTCTTGATCTGGTATGAAAATCTTAAGCATTTACATCTGCAGAACTTTCAATCTGCTTCCGTACCTCTTTCTCAAGATCCAGACCGTTCGGGTTTGGAATAATGCCGTTTACAAACTTAATAGCCGCTTCAGTGTTTGTAGAAAGCAGCATAAACAGCTTGTTGTAGGCTGCGGTCTGCTCGAACTCTTCGGACAGCCGTTTTCCATCCCGTACTTTAATAAACTTACGTCCGTCATCGGACTTTTCTCCATACGAGTCAAGGATCAGACTCTTAAAGTATTTCACAATCTGAGCCTGGTCCTTACTCTGAATAATCTTCTGAAGCCGTGCTTCAATTCCTCCAGGGGTTTTTAAGTTCAGCTCCTGGATCTCTGCCTCTGTGAAGTTGAAATAGAAGTCCTCGCTTCTTTTCTCCCCATCAAAATCTGTGTATTCAATTCTCTGCTTTAACATGATATAACCTCCTTGTATTTAATGCAAATTTCTTACTCTTCGGATAACAGAGTGATCACTTCATCCGGAAGCGGAAGTCTCGGCGGATCCCCGGCACTGTAATATTTGCTGGCCACCCAAGACGGAGCGCTCACACCAGTCACCGGCACGTACTCGTTTCCAACTTTCTCGTAGTAATTCTTGTAATTTGTCTCCCAATCTCCCGGCTCGCTGTCTGTTACGGTCGGCTCTCCGCCGTACAGAATATTTTCGATCTTTTCCATCTTATCAGGCGTTGTCTTTGTGGAGTCGATCTCCATCTTAGCAGTCGCCTTATGCCCGGTTACGTTTACCGGGGTGGTATCAAACTCCCAAGAAAGAGTTGCCGCCTCTGGAGAGTCATTGATTGTGTCTCTGGATTTCTCAGACGGAGACGCCGTCGCGCCATATACCAGATGCAGCTTATAAGAATCATCAGAATCACTTCCGGCGTCGCTTCCGATCATCGTACGGTAGCTGAAGCCGAACGGCACACGAGACTGCTGTCCAATGTATACGCCGGGAGCTACTTCTACGTTACCGTCGCACTGGTTGAACTCTTCCGGATACGTATAGGCCTCGATCGTTCCACCAAATGTCTCAGCGGAACGAAGAGAGCCATATTTTATATTATCAGCCCACAGGTCGGTGGCCTCTGCACCCTCCGGGGACTCCGTCACGTTTGTCAGACCGTTCCAAGCCACACCTGACTGGTACGCTCCTGTATTGTTCTGGGGATACAGTACGCCATGGTCTACACCCATTTCGTACTTACGCTCACCTGTTGTGTCCCATACAAGTTTCATAAGTTTTCCTCCTTACCAATAAATGTTGTAAATGTAATGGTTTAAGTTATCGCTTTTATATGAACGGTCAAAAGAACAGTATGGAAGCTGCAACAGCTTTTTCATTACTTCTTCATTCGGAATAACTCCGATCCAAGTAATCTGATACTCGTTCTTTAAAGCATATCCAATATTATCCGCAGCTTTCCGATCAACATCGGTTAACGAATAAATAAAACATGGATAACTTATTCTATAGTTTTCGGGAGGTTCATAGTAGACATTTTTACTGCCCAGAATCTCCTTCAACTTGACTTCCAGCGTCAGCCGTGATGCCACTATATACACCTCCCAGTGTCAGGATAATTCTAGGTTCAAGCACTTCAGCACTTTCGATCTTCCAGATACCTCCGATTTTTGGCATTTGAAACTTCACATAGGTCATTTCAAATATATGCTCTTTTGCATACGGATTCGCCACAATACTAATCCGATTGGACAAGCTGAGATCATCGTTGATACTCTCCGCTGAGTCGTTCCTTCGAATATTGTTTTGTAGAAGGTCCCCGCGGTAGGAGAACTCTCTTGGAGTTGGAATATAATTTCCGTCTCCTCGATCTTCGCTTAGCATAAACCCAATTTTCCCAACAAATTTAGCCATTTTGAATTTTTCTCCTTGTTACTCAGCTGCGTATTCCTTGGAATTCAGAACCACGGCTGTAGACCCGCTGGCTGAAATGGCCGTCGCGATCGTCAGTGCTGCGTGTGTCGTCTCGTCAGAGAAGAAAAGCGGTGTGTAGAAATCGTCGTTGTATTTTACAACCACACCCTTCTTGAGAAGCTCCAGCAGCGTATCTTTGTCAACTTTGTCGTTTTCTGTCATAGTGCTGGTCGCATGTACGTAATTGTCAGAAGTTTTTCCGTACAGCATAACGCCTTTTACGTACTTCTCCTCGGCGTCTGCATAAATGACGTCAAATCCTCTATAGTCCATCATATGGCATTACTCCTTTCTTAGCCCTGTGTTTTCATCTCGAAAGCCATTGCAGAGTAAGGTACAGTAAGTGCACCAGAGCAACGAGTCTCGATCAGGTATTTCTGCTGGTTGTAATCGATGTCGAAGTCGTCAAACATGTTGATGGCTCCGCCTTTGTCTGCGCCGACGTTGTAATCGGTCATGTTGACTACAATACCAACAAGCGGATTTCCGCCTTTACCATTTGTGCTCTCCATCGGAGGAACCGTTACGATCTTCCTTACACGAAGTTTCCGTGCAAGAGCTGCCTCGTCAGCATACAGATCTCTACCCATCTCATCGGTCAGAAGAAGCATGTCGGTCAGCATATCCTCTGTCGTAAACAGAACCGGATTGCCGGATCCTTTATACTGCTTTCTGTTCTTGATTACGGAACGAATGAATGCCAATGCTTTGTCATCGTCTGTCGCAGAGCTGGTTACCGTCACATCCACATGTACGGTGTACAGATCATCATCTTTTGCAATCGGACGAATGTTGTCCTCGCTGATCTTGTCATCGCTGGAAGACAGACGTCCGTCGCCCATCAGGATGGCTCTTGCCAGCTCCTCGTTGAGCATCATACGCATCTCGGTTTTCAACCATGCAACCACGTCGAAGTCTGTAATATCCACTACATCGTCCCGATCCATCTTCTGTTTCTTGTACACTGTGGTCGGCCCTGTAGTACGCTTCAGAAGGCTGAAGAACTCTTCCTTCTTAATCTTTCCTTTGATGTAACCTTTGGCCCTGGCGTCGTCCTCTGTAATATCAGCAAACATGGACTTGATACGAGAGAACGGTGTGTGATGAACGGCGTTCATAACCTCGCTTACCCAGCCCATGTCTCTGGAGATAAATGTGGGAGTTGTTGTGATGTTCCGATCATCCGGGAACAGATACTCGACATCGTCAATGCCGTGCTGCAGACAGGAGTCTTTCAGACTTCCGTACCGCTTTGCGTCTTTAAAAATTTCAGTTACTTCGTCAATTGTGACGGGGGTTCCGTCGGAATGCATCAGGACACCATCCATCTGATCTTTGTCCTGCGTGTCAAACACATTCTGTTTCATTGAATCACTACCTCCTGTTGAGTTGTCATCTTCTTCGTCGTCTTCTGATGTGTCAGAAGCATCTTCTACTGCCTGCCCGACAATGGCGTAAACAACTTTCTGCTGTTCTTCTGTCATTTCGTCAAACACGTCTTTGATTGTTTTATTATTGTTGTTTTCTGTAGAAGAATTCATTTCTTCGTTTTCCTCCTCTGCATGGTATAAAGAAATCTCTTCTCCTGTCATGATGATGGCCTGATCTTCGATTTCTTCTCCATGCTCCATCACGTTCTCGATGAACGCCCCAGGATTTGCACCAGCTAAAACAAGGCTTACTTCTCGAATAACACCATGCATAACCTGGGAGCCTACCTGTTTTAATTTATTAGCACAAATAGAGAGTGCGTTTACGTCGCCATGCTCGACTAAGATTTTGCCAAGCTTTCCGTTCTCAGAATCGTTAAAGGTACAGTATGCATATACACCGTCTCCGCGATTCTCAAGAAGGGCATGACCAATAACATCGGAAGGATCGTTGTGGTTGTGGTTCCAAACTAACGGAACCGTTCGACCATCGTCTTCCTTGAATGCATTGGGCATGATGATACGACCATCAGAACATTTTAAGTTTGCTCTGGTGGCCCAACCACTAAAGTCGTATTTACCCATTTTGAATTGTTTCCTCCTTTTCAATAGTTTCTGTCACCTGTTCTTTTTCAGGTGTACCCAAATCTTTCGACCTGCTAATGTTACTGTTTCGAAGTTCATCCGCTTTCGGATCGCTAGATGGTTTCAAGCCAACTCTCTGACGAATTTCATTCGACGTCATAATTTCGTTTCTTGTAAACTTATCAGCAATTTCCGCCATATCGTTTACCGGAACCATCTTAAACGGATCTCTAAAGAACATAATGGAATGATTCTGCGACAATGCCGTTTTACTAATGAACTTACGTTTCATCTCGTCGATGACAGCCGACACAATTGGTTCGACAGTTCTTGTATAGTAATTCTGCATCGTCTTTTCGTCAGCGGTTCCATCCAAAATACCCTGCGTAATATTCAGCTGTGAAAATAGCAAATTCGTAAAGTATTCAATCTGCCCCATCAGATGATTTTCCAATGAACGATTAAGCTGGGTAATATGCTCCGTTGAATCGATATAGGCAACACCGTACACTGAATCGTTAAGCTGAGCTTCCAGTTCTTTTCGTCTGGACTCTGCCAACTTTCTCCGGTTTGCAGATTTCACCGAATACGGAAGCTGAATGATTAGATCAATGTTTCCAGAAGCATTGTGATCGTCTGTGGCATCTAACAAGGATAACTTGTGCATCAGACGCTGAGCAGTTGAGTTTGATTCATTCATGACTGCGTAGAACGGGTTCTCAACAAGCGCCACTGACTTTTTTGATAACACAATTTCTTCCTTTATTCCTTTTCGCTCGTTATACACACGAACTCGTACGGAATCCGGGAACCACGTAATCACTTTCCCGGTCCGCATCGTAAGGATGTCGTAGGAACCGGTCTGTTTAGTTGTTTCTGGATTAAGATCCGTGTCAACTGGCACAATAGCCACACATCCTTCATCTAGCATAGACATAACGATGTCTTGCACGAAAGCTCTACCAGTTTGATCCAAGTTCGCTTCTAAATTTAGGCAACGGTCTAAACCATCATGCACAGTTTCAACAAACCTTCCGGTATCGTCTGTTTTACATCGATTAATCGTAAGCGACGCTACATCTAGCGCGATACGATTATAAACGGAAGTGATAATACTTCGTTCGTTGCCTCTGGTAAGTCGTGGTCGATCAGGTCGATATGAGTATCCAGGACCTCTTCCATAACCATTTGTGGGGGCCCGGTTCATGAACGCATTGTAGGCATGTTTCAGCCTAGAACCTATCGATAAATCCATTTTGAAGTTTTCTCCTTACAATACTAATGTGCGTAGTATGCTCTTAAACGTTTGTTCTGATATGCAGATTTTCCTGCTACTACAGCATTTACGATTGTGCCACCAAGAGCTAATGTTCCAGAGGCCATATCGGCCAATTTACGATCTCCAACTTTTTCATAAATTACTTGTCTAGCTGCTGCACTACCTAGAACAATAAAACCCTGAACTCTGGAAGATCGTAAAGAATTTCCAGTTATGGTCTTTCCTTTTCCATACAATTTCTTTCCCTGATCAGCAAGATTGTCTTGTTTCAATCGATCGTATGCCTTGTTTGCCTCTTTTTGTTTCTTTTTGGCCAATTCTTTTGTTTTTTGATACTCTCTCTTAGCACTTTCATTTTTGTTTATTTTCAAGTTCTTTTTAGCGGCTCTTCTTTTACTCTCAGCGGTATTGAATTCTTCGGCTTTGTTTTTATATCTGGCTAATCCTCTTTGTGTATAGGTTCCATCGTAATTCTGATAGCGTCGAATACCCCATTTTTGTCCCTTTATTCCATAATGATAAAGATTGTTTTCCATAGCAAACCTACTTTCTATTCTTCTTGTACCACTCATTGTATTTAGAAAAGTTCATAGCCCCGTTTTTATCTAAAAATTCAGCCGTATAAGATTCGCCGTCTTTCATTTTTACGCGAATAGTAGGAGTCTTTTCCTTTCCTATATACAGATCGACAGATTCATTTTTAAAATTCTTTTTAAATGTCGCTTTTGTAACCAACCGCCCCTGTTCAGATAACTTAGTGAAAGTCTCGTAATCTTTCGGATTTATTTTAGAAATAGTAGCAGCAGATACTAAATTACTACCTTGAGTTGTTCTGGTCAGACCTTTATATAAAGCTTTTACGTTCTTTTTGCTTCTAGCTTTTCCAGCTGATGTTAAAGTCCCATCTTCGTTCTGATAGCGCCTAACACCCCATTTCTGACCTTTTACGCCATGATGATAAATGTAAAGCTCATTTTCCAATTACTTCACCTCCTACTCAAATGCGTCTTTATTATTTTTGTATGCAACAAACGCGTCCATTGTGGCCGCAACAGCATCAATTTTTGCGTCTCTTCTTTGCTTTAATAACTTTCGATTGCCATTTGTGTCTTCCATGACAATGCAGTTTCCCATGGCAAAACTCATTAATTCCTCGTCAAACAATAGACGATTGGTAGAAGCCAATGTCTTTATTTCTCCAAGTGGAACAGACTCTGTTCTGGAACCCTGCGGCACTTTTTCTACACCGAACTGCCCATTTTCCATTTCCCATCTGGCTACAAATGCTTTTGCATTGTACGGGTCGTAGCCAAAGGATCGTACGTCATACTCTTTTTCTTGAATATGTCGATCAAGATCCTCATAAACCTCCATCATGTCAAGGACCGCGCCTTCCAGAACAAATAAACTCCCTTCTTTCATAAAATCATTGTACTTTTCTCGCATAGCAAGAGGAAGTTTGTCCAAAGTCACAGAGGAAATATAATTCCTTGTCTTTACACCGAAACAATCCTTCGATAAAGGGAACAAAAAGGAGAATGAACAGAAGTCGTCGCCTAACGATAAGTCCGCTCCAAGTGAACAAGGCATTCCCCAATAATCTCGGTGCCTGTGCACCTTCGTTTCTTCATATGTAAAGAAATACGTGTAGCCCTCCATGGGAATACCGAATCGTTTCGCCAAAATATCATTCCGAACGGCTGGTGCGTTTTCCATACGCTCTACATCCAGGTGATACGTTTCGAACGTAACTGTCTTATCCAGATTTGGATTGGCTTTTAGCCATACCGCCGGATCGCTAACTTCTTTAATATCGTCCAGCTTATAATACCAAATCGATACGTGCGGATTATAGTATTCGCCTTTTAGAATCTTCATCAATTCCATTTTGATTGTATCGCCGCATCCGTTTCGTACGGTTCCTTCGGAACTGGCAGCTATGATCAGATAGTCGTCATTTTTAGATGCCCCCTGTTCAATAGCAGCGATCGGATCCTCTCGAACATCGCCGGATAGCCATTCGTCAACTGTAGCAATCTTACAGCGAAGACCCTGCAACTTGTCAATGCTCATGGGTCGAATCTCTAATAAAGATCCTGTTAAGAAGTTCTCAATTCCCTTCTTTGTACTAGCTAGCTTGGTTCGATTCGCTTTGGATCCAGTGGTATTTTGCAAAGACCCCTCCGTTAAAAATTGGAAAAGGGGGCCCCTAGCCCTCGTAATAGAAGTTCGAATCGGTGATAAGACTTCTTCTGCTTGCTTCATAGTCGGAGCGGTTGTAATCTGGTGTGTAGTTGACACATCCACGTTTAAAAAGTAACTTTGAATACAAGATAGAAACATCGATTTGGCTGCTCCTCTGGCGATGATCAAATACATCTTATTGACCAGTCGTTTCTTGATTACTTTTCGAACGTAATGACCGCCTCGCCCATCTTCATAGGGTTCAAATACACTTCGTTCTTCGAAATACCACCAACCAAAGATTTGCTCAGCCCACAGTTTAAAGGTGAATAATAAGTGTAGATCTTCTCCATCCGTCAGTGTCAGCTCATCCTCGCAATAAGCGATAAACCCGTCGATTGCTCGGTCGTCATAGTAATACATAGGATTTGCAATCAAGTCGTCAATCCGATTCATCTCCATAGAGATCTCTTTATTGACAGGGATCCTTCCCTGCAATACAGCTTCTCGGAACTGGCCATAATAGACAGGTGTAGCAGTATTTGACAATGACATACTTACCACCCGCTTTTTCGTAATTCACTTAATACCAAATTTCCTATATTGTCAATGGCTTGATCGCCAAAACGCTTGTATGTCTTATATGCTCCTTCAGCGGCGGCCAATGTTCCTGCAGCTGATATAATCTTTTGCACGTATTTTTTTCCATTACTGGTTTTCTGTGTCATCCGTTTGTATTGCTGTTCCATCTGTAAACGATTGTTAACTGCTCTAAGTTCAGCATCGCTCATGGATTTAACACTTTTACCAGAGTGGGCTTTTTTATAATCGTCACTAACTGATTCGCTATATCGCTTCTTTCCAGCTGGGGTAAGAGAACCGTTTTTGTTCTGGAATCTTCGGATACCCCATTTCATACCTTTAATACCATGGTGGTATATGTAATTTGAAACCATTTTGAATTTTTCACCTCCCATACCTACTATAATTCTCTAACTCGACCCATGTCGATGAGCTTTTGTGTCAGGGACTCATTGGAAAATGGGAATTCAAAATTCGGTTCAATAGCATAGGTGTAGGTGGTATCAATCAACACACCACTTGGGTATACGCCAGGAGGGACGATAATATAACCAGGAGAAATCTGCAAATCGTCAATTGATCGAACAGAAAGCGTTCCTAAAATAACAGCGCCGCTATTATCATGTGCCGTCACACCTTCGATCAAGCTGTCTGGATCAACGGTATCGCCAGTTAGATCAAGTTTTACAACGCCATTCACTACGACTTTGTTTACTTGTTTAGGCATGTTGAGTTCCTCCTATCCTTATCCAACAGTTAGTGTAAGACCGCCATTTTCTCCTTCTGTTTCCTTAACAGGAATTGCTTTTACAGTAACCTGTGCTAAATAGTTATACCCAGAACTTGTATCCGGACTAATTACTTGTTCAGAAAAAGTCGGCGTCACCGTTTTGCTCTGCGCCTTAGCGCCCTCTGTTCCAGACATTTCTCCTTCTACACCAAGAATTGTAATGCCTTCTCGAATGTTTCCCGGAATAAGTTTAGCGGCCTCAGTTGAGTCGATACTAACTGTTCCAGCTCCGTCATGGTATCCCATCGGAATCGTGTACGGAGTATCAGCCCTTGTAATATGACCAGTAACTGATCCTTTATTTGGCATACTTCCAGTTAACTTACTTCCTTTTGCGTAAGCCGTTTTTCCTGATAAAATTTCCGGAGCGGTTGCATTGGCATCCTGCGTATTTGCATCAAATGTACAAGTACCTTCAACAGGCGCTCCTGATTTATCGTGAGCTGTATAACCACTAAGAAGATGAGCGGCATCAACAGTGTCACTTGTCAGATCCATTTTTGTCTGGCCATTCACGATAACTTTGTTAATATACTTACCTGCCATGATAAAATATCCTTTCTATTAAATGATTAATGTCTTTCCGTTGCTTGGATTTGAAACCTCATTCACTTGAATTGGTTGAATCAAAACATCTTCTCTCATGCTTTTTTCATCAGTATCCAAAGTAATAGGCTCAAATCCAGGAGATACAATATACTCTCCTTGGTAATCGGGAAGTTCGCTACCCGAAATTCCTTCGATCAATTCGTCCATTTGATCTATACGCATTAGATCATGCGTCCCCGTCTTTTCACGGATTGCGTCGGCGACTTCTTTCAGTTTATCAGTAATAGCCATCTTCTATCTCACCGACCTTTTCATCAACATACTTTTTCCCAGCAATATCCATTTGGACATCGCCTTTAAGCTCCGTACCATTTAAAGACGGTTTATTCTTAAGATCGTTATAGTCCAACTTGGTTGTGGTTGTACCATCTTCATCAATTGGAAGATTTGCCATATCCACCTGAGCGGCGATTCGCCACTGGTTTTCTTTACGAATCTCTTTCATGGTTTCCATAACAATAGAGCTTGATGGTGGGTCAAATACGATCCGAACATCTAAATAAATGGTTTCTTTTACTAGCTCTAAATAATACTCTTTGGTTAATAATTGACTCCATGTTTCAGATGAGCCAGAAATTCGAAATGGCTTGTCTTCTCCTATTCCAAGCTGGAATAAAGTTGAAAGGGACGAATTTATCAACACTATCAAATCACTATCAAAGTCGGTAATGTTTGAATCAATGTTCAACATACCCTTTATAGTTGTTAAAATACTTTCGTCCATACCAATACCTCTTTTTATTTTTATAGCCTCCAAGGGCATGTGTCAAATGGTTTTCTTTCCTTATAATCAGTTTGAAGCAAGCTTGCATCTCCGTAATGGATAGCTTCGTGTGTTCTCTTCGATGTACATATTAAAAATTCTGGCCTTAATAGTATGCTAGAGTGTTTTAAAATGTCTTCCACTCGAATCGGGTTCATATGATGAACATAAATAGGGCCTTTAATCTCCCTTCCGGGGATTCCTAAATCACATCCATTATCTCGCAAAATAACAATGCGTCTTGCTTCTTTCCACTCGTCTGACGTGTAAAATACTTGATTTAAATATCGATCTGAACCAAAGGTTTCTTCTCCGATCCTACTGCTTACTTTTAAATATTCGTATCGCTCCTCAAATGTTGGTAGCTGGCATAACTCGTCATAGGATCTAATATTCTTCTTCATCTTGGTACCCCTGGTACTTCATCATGGCAGCTATTACTTTCTTATACTGCTCTTCGGCTCTTCCTTCGGCTTCGATCGCTTGCGTCTGGGCTCTTAATTTCTTATTTTCTTCTTCCAGTCGTTCTCGTTCGAGCTTTTCTCTCTCTGAGCCCATCTTTAAGAAATGAGTAATTACCTGCGATGAGGCTGTACCGTCCTTTAACTGCTGTTCGGCCAAATCGATGGCTAAACTAATCAACTGTTTTTCCCTTGCATCGGGAGATATGGCCGGACGTATGGACTTGGACGGTTCTTTAGCCGTTCTTTTAGCCACTTTGTTACCTCCTAACGCTTCAATAGCGATAGTTTTGATAGTGTTTATATGGACTTAGAAGGACAGAACAATTGTTTATTTTTACAGCTAAGGAGGTTATACCAGTGTATTGTATAGACGAGAACA